TAGTTTGTTAGATATAGTTACATCTTTAGTTGAAGCGTTAATAAATATTCCAAGATTAGTTCCAATACCATCTTGTAACTGAATATCACCACTCTGTGATGTAATCGGTTGTGTTGAATTCTCTAAGTTTATAATCCCAAAAAAGGATTGACTTATAAATAAATCTTTTAAATTACTCATATCGTTTCTTTATGTATATTCCCACTTTCTAAGTGCATCATCTATTTTATTGTTATCCCATCGTTCAGGTGTTGTTCCCCAAACTTTAGGTGTTGTCCATAATTCACATAATTCACAAGTTCCAAAATCCTCATATGGGATTGCTAGTACTGGTAAATTATAGAAATCATAATCATCTCTATTTGTTACTTCACTAAGTATCTCAAAACATCTAATGTTTTCATAACTAGTTAAGTATGTTTCTGGTCTCGAATCAGGTACATAGTTAGTAGCAAATACTTGTCCTATACTACCTGTTGTTTCTAAAACCGCATTATATAATTCATTCGTTTCACAATCTTTTACTTTCCAATAACTACCATCAGGTATTATCAAAAAAAAAAGACAACGATTTTTATCATTGTGAACAGTTAATGTGAACTCCGCTGACCACCCGACCAGCCCATTATTAAACCGGTCCGCAAACGGTGTACACGCAATATCGCTGTTCACCTCCATTCCATAGTTCCCTAATTGGGTATAAGCTGTTAAATCATTTAAAATAGCCAGAGTGTTCGCATGTATATCAACAACATCATCTGTACCATCGAAAGGAACTATCTGTCTGTTAGTTCTCTCATTAGGTGGTACTACATCCTCCCTCATTATTTTTGATTTGTCAGCAACGATTAATTGAATTTGATAATCTGTTGTTTTTACACCAAAGTTTGCATTACTGATTAACACATTACCGATTGGATATTGTGGAAATTCAGTAGAATCAAAATTGTATATATCACCTTGTGTTACTTTAGCAATCGATGGATGATTCTTCATGATTGTTTTAAAGTAATTTAAAGTATTGTAATATAATGAAAAATTCGTAGATGAATTCTTTACTATTTGACTTTTACTTGGTGTTTGACTTGGTGTACTCATAATTTTTTATAATTGTATACCTGTAAAGTATTGATTAGATTGGTCAGGATAAATCTGAGTTGCATCTCCTACTGATTGATTAAACTCAGGTAGTTCAGTATTATTAGCAATACAATAATCTTGTAATCTTGTAGAGTAATAATCTGCATTACTTAAAGCTTTATTCAATAGGTAATCAACTTCTGTTTTACTTGGTGCGATACCTGTTTCACTTTGTTGTTTAACTGCACCATTTGATTTAAATTGTACTGAGCTAAATGGAATGTATTCAACACACGCATACCAAATTAATGTAGGTTTTACATATTCTTCCACAAGTGTTTGATAATAACCTGTGAAAGCTGTTTGTGATTCTACATCATCTTGTAGTTTGTTGTATAAAACCGTTCCTAATAAGTTCAATATATATTTCTCTTGTGCTGTTCTAACAAAAGGTAAAAGTGCATCCGCATCAACTGAACCACCTAATGGTGTATTCTTAATGATATCGTTTCGTGTTATTAATAATCCAAATGCCATAATCTTATATTGTTTTTATTCAGAGTCGTAATGTGCTTCAAAACCAAAATCAGATGGTCTTAGGGGTTCGTACTCTTTAGTTAATTGTTCTTCTGATTGTTCACCTTCACCACCTTGTAAAGAATCATCTATCTCTTCTTGAACTTCTTCTATTGATTGGTCTGTATCATCAGCAGTATCAGATAAGATTACAAGAGGTGTAAGTTGTTCAAAGTATAATTCGTTAATATCTATACCACCAACCTTAAACATACCGTATATACAGTTTATAAGTTGATTTTGGAATGGGAAGATAGTCATTGTTTGCATAATTGAATATGCAGTTTTCATTTCTTCTGATTGTGATGAGAATCCATTACTTGCAGTTCTAATACCAAATAGTAATGGTGATACTATTCTGTGAGCTACAAGGATTCTATCTTGTGTATATTCAGCAACATACTGATACTTCTCATGTAAGTTCTCCATAGGAAGTGTATCAATAGTTGGTTTGTTAATTGCATCATCATTAAACGATACCATAAACCTACCAGCATTTCTAGTACCTGTAAATTTAGATTCTAATAATGATTCGATTACTTGTCTCTCTTCAGGTGCAGGAACTCCATTGTTAAAGTTAACCATTGCAACAGGTAAGAAACCGTTTTCTATATTGTTAAGGTGTAGGTTAGATAATTCAGCTTCACTAAACGAGAACTGTAATGCACTAATCCAATCAGGTAATGAATAGTAATATCTACCTGGTTCATATTCTTTTACATAATAGATTTCTATCTCTTCATTAGATGAACCGAAGGCAGGTATAAATTGTTTATCTTTTTGTTTTCTTACATCATTCCAATCTGAACAATAGTAGTACCCATCTACTTTACCCATACCATGTATCTTCTTAGCTCTTAAGTTTTGAACAGGTGTGTGATATATCTTTAAGATTTTAGTATGTGATTTATTCCATACAACTTGGAAAGCTGCATTACCAAATAATTTTAAATCAAATGATACTTTTCTTAAATCTTCTGGTGGAATTGTAGAATCTAATTCTTGTTGCTTTGATTCATCTTTTGTAAATAGACCTTTACCATAGATTAAATCTGCAACTCCATCTACACACGCCGCATTGGTTGTAGAGGTGTTATAAGCTTCTGTTACTAAACCAAAGTAATCATCTTGGTCTAATATTCCAACAGGTACCCACTTGTATCTTGTTTTAGTATCTTCTTGGATGATGGGTACATCCTGTCTTGAGAAGTTTACTACTGAAAATTTACCTTGTTCTTTCATATTATAAGACTATATATTCGTTATCAGTAACGTTACTTACAAACTCATCATTCTGAGTAGTGTAGTTTGGTTTATCAATTGATTGAGAACCAAATACTTGAAGTGAGCCAAAATAAATTGAACCACTATTACTACCACTAATTTCTATTCTAAACTCTTGACCTGTTTCTACTATACCTTCTAACGATTGTGAAAAGGTTAGTATGTTCTCATAAGGATTAAAGTTATAAGAACTAGTTGGTATAAGATAAGAAGATGTGCCATAAGTTAACATATCCTCCATTTTTAGAGTAAAAGTATCGCCAGAACCAGTATCTCTAGTTCTAATTACGAATTCATTTGATTGACTGATGTAATAAGATAACATTATCTAACTTTTTTAGTTATATAACAAACTAACTTTATCTTGTAATTATCTGCACATAAGTGTACAATAGGTAGTATATAGACAAAAAAAACCCCTCTCACTAAGAGAAGGGTTTGTTTTTTATTAACTCTAAGGTTCTTCTAACAATTATCTTATGAATAGACTATTGTTGGTTGACCAGCAAGACCAGCAAATGGGTCAGCAGCTGTACTTCCACTCAAGAACGCTGCAGGTAATCTTTCCTCACCTGTCATTGTTATTGAATATCCATATAAATCTCCTAACGCTCCACCTGTCTGAATTGTACCAGCAGTTAAATCAGAACCATGTTCTTCTCCAACTAATAGTGCATCTCCTGCATTTGTCCAAACGATAATTTGAGGTCTTCCATAAGCTAATAACTTTAACTGAGTAGTCATTTCATTCGTAAGTTTCTTAAGGTTCAACGTAGTTTCTTGTGAAAAGAACGTTGTTCCATTTTCTCTTGATGAATTAACTGTTTCAGTATAAGCAGATGTTCCTTTGAGCTCATAATAGTATACTGTCTGTCCAGCTAAAGTAGTTACTTCTCCGTTTCCATCCTTTGTGAATGAACCAGATTCGAAGTTTATAAAATAAACTCCTTGTAGACCACCTACGCTATCTTTACATACTTCTTGCCTTCCGGCTGTAATATTACAACTCATAGTATTTCTCCTTTTTTAGTTATTAATTATTAAAATGCCCCATAGTATACGATATCTTTTCCAACACCGAACTGAGTTCCAGCAGTATATCTCATGATGATTCTGTAATTTTGAGAACCATTAAGATTTGCCATGTCTAATACTCTTACTTCGTTGTGGTCAGATAATAGACCAGTACCAAAGAATAAGTTAGATTTTTGAGCCGCAACGATGATATCATCACTCATACCAGGACAAAGAACTAATTCAATACCTTGGAAGTTAAGTGGCTTCTCACCTACGTTAAGTTGGTTGTTGTATGCTCCTACATTAGAAACACCAGATAAAGCTGATTGGTAAGCTCTTGCAACTTTAGAACCAATATAGATTACTAAATCTTCTTTTCCATATACAGAAGAAGGGATAGTATCATATACTGCTTGTAATTTAGCAATTACTGTTCCAGAAGTAACTGAACCTGAAACGATAGCACCGTCTCCATCAGTTCTTGCTGGTTGTACAGCTGAAGTTAAAAGTGTAGCTGCAGATGCAGATAAACTTGTTTCGAATCCACCGAATTCACCATTTATAGATGAATCACCAGACCAGATGTCTTGTTCAGTTTTTTCAGCAACTTTCCCACCTACATATGATACTAAGAAATCATTAAAGTTTCTAGGAATATCATCAAATGCAGAGTATCCAAGTTGTAGTGCATTCCAAGAATCAACAAATTCTGATTTACACAGTTCTAGGTTTACTTGTAATTCTTTTGGTTGTAGTATTCTTTCTTCAATTGAAGCAGATGCAGTAGCTGTGAAATCACAACTAGCGTCAGCAACTAAAGATGATACGTCAACTTTTTGAATCACTTCTTTAAATTTTACATTAGGCTTGATTGTTACCAAGTTGTTATCAAGAGTTCTTGCAGATAACAATGCTGCCGCAATGTAATCAGCCGCCGCTTCACCAGCATATGTGCTGTTAGTGATTGAGGGCTGAGTAGCGAATTTTTGT